CACTTTCCCTTTGCGCCGGGGCCATTGTAGAAGCGTGCCAGCCGGTATTCCTCTTTCCCGTCCGGCCACCTGCCGCCGACAAGGTTCCGCACAGAATCCGCGAATACGATGCGCCACATGGGCTTGCCATGGGGATTGAGGCCATATTTGCTCATAGGCGTTGGATAATGCGTGGGAGTCGAACTGTTTTCGGTCAGGATCATGGCTTCCATGCTACCACGCGGCCTAGTCTGTTTTGACTAGACCGCGTAAGTTGTTGATTTTAATGGCCGAAATAGTAACGAGGAATTGTGACGTTGGTAATCGACGCATTGATTCTGGGCATCCACGAACCAATCTGCACGCCAATGATTTCCCAGAACATGTTCGTCATGGCTACAGACCCATCCGCAGCGTACTGGGTGAAGGTAGTCTGTCCATCGCACTCGTACATGTCGAGCGGTTTGGCTTCGAGTCTTCCCCACTGCTTCAGAGCAAAGAAGTCAATCAGTCCAGGCTGTGCGCGAGGATTGATGACCTTTTCATATCCGCCGACCGTCTCCGCAGACTTCTTGGCGAGCATGTCATCGGAATTGCGCCGCGACCCCGAGCCAATATCGATGCGCTGTACGAGCAGGGCATTATTCTCCCAGGCGGCGTCCATGTCCACGTTCATGTGGACCACCAGATCATTCTCGTCTGCGGCATCGACGCCTTTGGCAAGGATGATCTGGTTGAGCATCGCGCGGACCGTCGCCGGGACCAAAGCGCCATTCGCGGGGATGTTGCGGATGGAGAACTGGTCAGGGTAGGTCGAGCGCAGGATGTTCATGAAGTTGCCCACGTTACCAGCAACTTGGTAGTAGTTGCGCCCAAAGAGCGAAGAGTTAGAGGTTCCAGATGAACCGCTGACGTACAGGCCATAACCGGCGGTTGAACCGGCAGGAACTGCGCTAGTGAGCCAGATTGTCGTGTTGGTCACATCGACAGTCTGAATCTTGACTGAACCAACAAATGCACCGTTTGTGGCCGTCCAGATGTCGATGATCTGACCCGAGGAGAACAGATTGGCATTGTTGACGACGAAGTAATTCGCGCCAACCGTCACAATCGTGTCAAGTTGTCCATCACCGCCGCCCGAGCAAATCACCGCGTCTATCAGGCCCGCGAAGGTCCGCGTCACGGTTTCTTCGGTGTATGCAACGTAATCCTTGATGGAGCGCGAGTCGCCGGTTGTCGCGTATTCGGACTGCGCAGTGTAAGCGCCGCCCTGGGCAAAATACACACACGAAAGCTGCCCGTAGACTTCCTGCGGGGCATCGCCGACGCCGAGAGAGCCGCCGTCCGGGTTGACCTGGCGGAAAGAGGCTGTGGGGATTGGAGTGAAGGGGATACGCGAAGGACGCGAGGAAACCGGCTTAATGTCGGTGCGCGCCTGAATGCGGCTCCAAAGAACGGAGGAAAGGAGGAAGGTTTCCTCTAGCTTGTCCCGCAGATACTCTCGTTGGGACGCAATTGTGTTTGCATTTGTTCCTGCGGCCATGATGGCACACCTCAAGTGAATTGAGCTGCTGTCATCATTCCGCCGCCGATCATCGCTCCGGTTTAAGGGTGTCCGTTCCCTCCAGCGCGATCTATGCAAACTTCATGGTGATACTTTCGATTTTCACGCTCTCCACGCTTGGCTTAACCGTTTGTAAGGGGCCGGGTTCCCTCATGCCGTGCGCTTCAAGCTACGCTAAAATCCTTGGTGCACGACCGCAATGCGGTGCGTTTTACTTTCGGGAATTTCACCCTACCCCAGGACAATAGCGATAAGCTTTGGAAGTAATCAGGTCGTGAGTCCCTGGCAGCCAGTTATTCCCTGGGATGGGCTACTCCGCGGTATGGCTGGTTTGCCATTTCGAACCGTTACATTCTCATCAGCCGCTTTGTTTCCCCAGGCAAGATGTCGTCTGCACAGGACTCACATTGACGACCCACGGCCTGATTACTTCCGAGTTCATAGTACCACAACGTCCTTCGCCTGTGGTCCTTTTTCCCCTCGCACAACCGCAAACTCCACGCGCTGGCCCTCGGTAAGCGTCTTGTAGCCGTCCATCTCGATTGCGCTGTGATGCACGAAAATGTCCTTCCCGCCACGATCTGGGCGAAGGAAGCCAAAACCTTTAGCGTTGACAAACCAGCATACCGTGCCTAAAATTCGTTCTTCCACGTCATTCTCCCTTAATTGAGTACATCGCCTTGAGTCGGTCTGGAAACTGCTTGCGGAATTCATCGTTTGGATCATCCATCGGGCGCATAACGATCAGCCCACGATTGACCAATGCGCGGAGCGATTCTCTGATTCCCTCCGGATGTTGACGCTGAAGGAGCCAAGTAGCCACTGACCATCCACTAATTTCTCCGGACTTGGCATCAGCAATTGTCGCTAATACATCCTGCATCTTTTGCGACATTAGATTTTCTTTCATACTTTCGCCTCGAAGGATACCTCTTGAGCAACTCTATTTCTGCGCGCAAACAAAGTCCAGAATTACTGCAAGTAGTTTCCCAATCAATGAGTTCATCATCACTAATTTGCGCGATTATCTCATTGGCGCGTTCCTGCGTCATAACTTACTTCGAATACAGCACTCTTGACCCATCGCGCATGATGAACTTGCCATCACCCGCCTTTTTGCCAGCAATCGCATTGGTCGCTGGCCAGTTGACCTCGTTATGGCTGGGCTTCGTCGCAGAGCGCGTAAACCCAGATGCAGCAGTCGTCGGCGCTTTGGCCGCGCCCGCTGCTGCTTTCGCTGCTGGCTTTGCCGCAACCGGTCCAGGCTTACCCGGTATGACCGCCTTGAATGCCTGTTCCATCGCTAGCGGAGCCTTGGCGCGGTAGGCTGCCGCCACGTGCTTCGCGTAGCCTGCTTTGTCTTTAGCTGCTAGGAAGCGGTCCACCTTGGACGTGTGCGCCTTATCTGAGCGCAGCATCTTGTCCAGGCGCGAATCGAACAACTCGCGAATAGCTGAAATCTGCGTCTCGCTGGCTTTGCGTCCGCCCAATTGCTTCTTGAATTCGCCTTCGGTCACAGAGTTGTAGACCCGAGCCCGTTCCGAGGCGAATTCCTTCACCGTAAGCGCCTGCTCGCGATTGTCCAAGTCGGGGTTGCCGGCGGGATTCCCATTGGTCTGCTTGGCCTTCGGAACATCCTTCGCCAGATAGGTGATGCGATTTGAGTAGGCTAGCAGGGTATTGTAAATTTCCGCCATACTCTCCATGCCCGGCTTGGTTTTGTCGGGATTCTGCGAGTCTTCAATCTCGCGGCGGAAGAGCTTGAGAGCAAAGGGAATTTCGGCCTCAAGCATGTCATGCGCAACAACCTTGGAAACCTCGTGCGAGAACACGTCCGGAGCGATCTCGGCCAGCTTCGCCATGAACACAGGGCCGATCTTGGTAAATGCTTCGGGGTTTCCTGTGGCAATGTCATTTATGAACTCGGGTTTTCCTGCCTGGAAGTCCGCATCGAGGTCTTTCCACTGGCCCAGCTCTTCCTTGACCTGCTGCACCGCCTCAGAGCCGCCCTCAGCCTCGTATGCTTCGATGGTCGCCAGCGCTTCCTTGACGCCGCCCGGAACCTTCGCAAGCAATGCCTGCCGGTCGAACAGTGCGGCGCGCATCTCGCGGGCCAGCCGCGGATTCTCGGCCTTGATCTCGTCGAGTTTGGCGCGGGCCGTCTCGGAGAGCTTGAGCTGGCCGTTGGCGTCGGATATTACCGGCGCGGTGTCGTCGCGGGTCTGCGTCTGCGTTTCGGTCTGTGTTTCAGCACCTTCAGCGGTCGATTCTTCCGCGCCTTCGTTCGATTCGGTTCCAAGGTCTACGTCTTCAGTTTCCGGTGTTTCCAACAGGGCTTCATCTGCCATACGATCTCCTTACAATTCCCACGGGTTTTTGCCCGTGACTTTCACAAATGCGCCTTTTAGTTCCGCAACCACATCTGGCAATATTACTTTTAGTTGTGATACGTGCACGCTGTCGGGCATTGGAATTTGAAGTCCATGCGCCAGAGAATCTACACGATCTATTGCCTGTCCAAGTTCTTCCATTTCGTCGATCATGGCGTCATTATCTCCTTACATCGTCTCTGGCGCTGCTGGTGCCTGCGGTGGCCCTGGCTGCGCTGGTTCTACAATCCCAGTTTCTGCTAATAGGCGCGCAAAGAACGCATCAGATTCAGCGCCGCTCGGACGAGATGAGATCAACCCAAGCGCCTCGCCCATATCTTTGAGAGCTACGCCGAGTTCTCTTGCGTCATCTCTGCCGATGCTCATGTGATGATTCTGAGCCCATACTGCGCGTGCCGCATACTTCAACAGGTTAATGCTCGCGTATGCCACGTCAGAACATACGTTACTGTCTGTTGGATCGAGCTTTTGGTCGAGTTGCTCTCTGATTGTCATGACTTTCGCTCCCTTACATTGTTTCCGGTGCTGCTGGTGCTTGCGGAGGTGCTGGCGGTCCCTGTTTCGCTGGCGTTATCGCGCTCATCGCCTGCTGCTGTGCCTGAATCATAGCAGCCGCGCGCTCTAAATGCTCCTTCGCGTGCAATTTTACATTCTCGACGCCCGCGACGTTCGGCATGGGCGTTCCATCCGCGCCGGGGCGACCGACGTTCAATTCACGCCATGCGGCCTCGGTCGATAGCCAATTCTGCGCGCATGGGCCTTCCCACTGATGGAAGTCCAAGTCATCAATCTCAATGCTTGGCTTTAACAAGTCCTCAGGATACTGCTGTCCGTCGCCCAGGTCAATCATCTTCGGCGGCTGGGGCGCAGGCGGTTCTGGCTGGCCCTGCTGTTGCGCCATAAGCGCGGCGGCGGCGTGTTGCTGAAGAATCTGTGTTTGCTGCTGCGCATACGCCTGCGCCTCTTCCGGGCTAGGCGGAATCGGAGACTGGTCCAAAAGTTCCTCAATTTCGCGCATTTGCTTCTTTGCGGCTTCTGCTTCCATCAATTGCAGTTCTTTGAAGCCAAAAATCTGGCAAATAATCTCCCAGTTGTACACGTCGCCGAGCAATTGAGCGGAAATCTGCGGGTTTTGCATCGCAACCGTCATGAGTTGCTGCAAAAGCGCTCTTTTTGCTGAAGTAGACTCCGGAAAACTCGAATCTTCGTCTGGAAAGGCTCCGAATTTGCCTTTTGTCAGTTTTTCCAGCTTCAAAACCTGCGTCTGGCCCTTCACTGGAACTAGAATCTGCTCCGCATGGTCTGGATTCTTGCTGGCCTTCAGCGCGGCAAGGTAATACATTCTTGCCATGATCCATTGGACGCTGGCCCACGGGATACCCTTGACGCCCATCGCCTGATTCTTCGCCTGGGCGTAGCCCGAGGCTGTTTTCTGGTCTTCCATACTAGCGCCAAATAGGGCCGGAGGCGTTCCAAGAACGAATTGCAGAAACGGACCGGCTAAATACTCCATCAAACTCACTAATGATTCAGGTAGGACTAAATCCGGCTCACGGAAGAAATCCGCTTCTAATGGCTGGCCGTTACGCGCTTTCTTGAGTGCAAATGCGTATGGTTCTGACCTCTGATCCTGAATCGCGTCAAATTCCTCGTCTTCGGCAGAGATGTAGGTTCTTGGCCAGCCGAGGTCTTGCGCCTCCCGCAGCGAGTTCATAATGTCGTTAAAGAAATCCTGAATGACAATTGCATCATCCATGATCGCCTCACGCGCCATTCCGTCACCCTCATAGGGAAAGCCGATTACAAGGCCATCGTCCATCGATTCAGCCCATGATTCTGCGTAAGTCTTTCCGATGAAGACGCAGTGAACGCCTTCCGGGAAAAGCTGATTCAGTTTGTCGCGAACGGTAAACGGGGTGCCGTCTTCGTGCTCATTATCTTCAGGCTTATCTGCCGGGATGCCGTTCTCTTCATCCCCTTGGAATAATTCGTATGGATCATCGAACTTCTCGTCTAGAAAATTGCAGGGGCGCAGGTAGCAGTTCGCGCGTACGGCAAGGTGCGTCATGGCATCTCCGACCTGCGCATAGCGCCGTGTGCCCTGCAGCACTCCGAGTCTTGCGATGCGCTCGTAGGCGTTCTCGCAGATGCCGGACGAATCGCCCTTGATCTTCTTGGCGATGTGCGTATATTGCATCTTCGCCGAATTGACGGTGGGATCGTTGTAGAGGATCACCGCGTCGAGGTCGTTCTGGCATTTGGCAGTCAGAGGGAAGACGCGGGACTCAAGCGTGCCCCAGACATGGGCTGTCTCGTTCTGTTTAGCTTCTCCATCTTCGTTCAGGCCCCAAAGCTGCGCGTTGGCCTCGGTATTGACTGATACCACCATTCTTCCCGATTCGCACATCATCTGCACGATCTTGAGCTGAATCCCTTTGGAATCGTTCGAGCGGTCGAAGAATTCGCGGTAAATCTCGGCAGTGTTGGCTGCTTCTATGTCTTCTGTCTCTTGCGTGTTAGGGCGGAAGTCGATGCCAGGGGGATTTTGTGTTAGAACAGACTCGATGACGAGTTCGGTGGGCCGAACAATGTTGTAATCCCCGATATACTGCGGGCACTCGATAAACCCACTTCCTACCGCAACGGATTCCCCGGCCACTCCGACGGCAAACATTCCAGTTTGTCGGTTCTCGTAGATGTGCTGGAATCCTTTGCGGTAGTAGCGGTTGCGCCGGTCGCGCATGACCTCTCTGCGTCTGTCATAAAGCTCCTTTGTGGATAAAGATTCTAGTGCTATCTTCTGTGCATTCCTCAATTGCTCAGGCAAATAGCAGTTGCGTTTACCATAAGTTGGCGGCTCGTTAGGGTCCTGAATCTCTTCAGGGTGATCCTCGACAGATTGATCTCCATCGTTTGGAGCGGTATTTTCTTCGAGGGAAGCATCCATCAGTTCACCTTATCCTGCACGGTCCTAAGGTAATCAATTGCCTCTTGCTTTTCGATGCGGTCCATGATTGCCGATGCGGCCTCTTCAAACAGCGCGCAGCATAAATACTGATCTGCGGGCATATTTTCCCGACCGCAATATGGGCATGTGATGAACGGAAGCAATCCTGCTTGAACCTCACGAATCTGCTCTTCGATGAATGCCAGTTTTTCCATTGACTCTCCTTTTCTCATCTGACAACGTTCCTCTGCAAACTCAGGTAATCAGCTATGATAAATACGCTTGTAGTACTCAACGCTGTAGCCGCCCATCCCGGAAGTTGCGATGTTGCTGGCAGATTGCTTAATGCTACACCCGAGCCGCATACCTGTGTCCCGTTGATGTACCAGTGAGCAAGTGAGCCGTCACTCACATACGTTAACCGTGTCCAAGCGCCTGCTGTCGCGGCGACTCCTGAATCGATTAATGTGGGCGTTGATCCGTATTCGCAATACCAATCGTTTGCCACGCCGTTGGCGCTCGATAGATAGAACCCCTCGCCAGTTGTCCACGGGTTGGCAGTTAGAGCATTCGCAAGTCCGACTTGGTAAGCTGCTGCGGTGGTTCCTGGAAGAACTGGAACATCCACAACGCTTTCAAACGTCCATCCTAACGTGCCTGCCGGTGTGGTTATCGGTTGTTTCGTGCCAAGTAGTGTGCATACTGTACCCGTACCAGACCCTGCCGTGCCGGAAATTGCATAAATATTTCCAGGGTGATTAACATCCTGATATCCATTATTGAGAGCACACCCGTTCCCTCCGGAAGGTGACCCTATGCTCTGTGAGGTTACTCCGTCAGTCGTGAGGAAATCGTCAAAGTAGTTCAGATATGGTCCTGCTGAGATACTTTGAGGATAAAATGCCGGAGCTGTCAGCGTGTAGCTGTAGGAAGTTTGCTTTCCACCGCCCCGAATGGCATCCTCAAATACATTAGCCAAGTGTCTATGGCCGCAGTTATTTGGATGTAGCCCAGGCGTCGTTGATGCAGGGCAGGACCCATCGGCGTAAAAATCCACGTTGTAGTCCAGCGCCGAGCTTGTGTCTATGTACTTCACATTCAAACCAGCGTTAAGCATTATTGCTACATCGGTTTCAATGTTCCCGATTACAGTTGCTACTGCCGTGGCGTTGGTATTCAGACCTTGCGGAGGTATTCCCCCGACAAACACAGCGGGGGATGTAGTTCCGTGATACCTATTGCTTGGCGGAAAAGAGAAACCGATGAAACCAACTTGACCGCTCGACACAACATTAGCCGTAAAGACGCAAGTATGTGATCCTTGAGAAATACCCGTGAAAAGACCGGCAAGCGGCGCTCCTGGCCCTAAATGTACAGGTTGATCTGATCCATTATGAACAGGAATCGAAGTCAATCCGGTAATCGAATCTGTATGAGTGGTTCCGTCAATCGAAAACGACCATGTAGACGAATTAGATGAGGATGTGGAATACGCATAGACGAATACGTCTCCGATTGGCCCAACGTAGCAATTCGTATACGTAACGGTCGATCCATTAGTGGTCGTTACTAATGCCGGATTTGCCGTGTAAGTTGAGTCTGTACTCCACGTGCCTGCTTGCACCATGTTGGGAGTCGCTTGAACGCTTACTAGAAGGCCAGTGCCACTCCCGCTCGTGCTAGTGCTGGTACTCGCAGAGGGCACACACCCCACGCCGGGAGTTGTTATGGAGATAGGGTACTGTACAATCCCGGACACCGCCGTAACGGTCCCAACAGCGTTCGTCGTTCCGCACGTGTAAGTGATTGTATCCCCGGTAACATATCCAGTTCCCTGACTGCCCGTAACATACATCATACTGGTTACAGCGCCGTTAGACTGTGCTGGCGCTTTGTTTGTCGAGGATATCGCCAACTGACTTACCGCGCCTAAAAAGTATTGCGCGTAGGCAGTTTGACTCGCTTGATTCGGTACACCGGAGTTAGCTTCATTCGTTCCGGCCATGTACGTATAGATAGGGTTGTCAACGTCTCCGGGATTCTCATTGGCGAACACTCTGACAGATACATCGGGAGCTTTTCCTCCACTAATACAGTAATTCACAAAAGCAGGGCCATTGTTCATTTCAGCAGCCACCAGATATGCGTATCCCTGCGTAGTAGTCGATTGCGCTCCAACTCCGCAGGTTATGCTGTCTCCGAAAGCATGGTAACCGTATTGAAATGAACGGTATCCAAACGAATCTAAAAATGCTCCTGAAGAAGTCCACATATCGGAGCCTAACGCTTTCGAGGTCGTGCCGCCCGCTCCTCCGACAATCGTCCACGTTCCACTTTGACAAGAGTACAGAGTCCCAGTAGAGAGTACTTGACGGTCCGGGAGGCCGCTACTACACGATCCAGAAGGAGCAGTTGTGACAATCACAATCGGCGGGTTGCTCTGCTGTGCTTGCAGGACCGTTAACGGCGATAACAGTAGAAGAATCAATATCTTTTTCATTGTGCCTCACCCTAAATCTTATGTTTGATGAAGCGTATACCCAACAACCCGCGACCGCGCTTCGATGGGTCGGATGAGTGAGAATCAACCTCAGCTTGTTGGAGTTTGGAACGGCCCGACTCGGATGCTTCCCTGGTGAGTGCGCCTGGGTGCTTCACAACCTCACTCTTTGGCTTTCCGAATAATGTCCCTTTCTTGCGAGCTGCAATCATACTCATATCGACTCCGTATGTCCGGCCAAAAAATATGGCGTCTCGCCTGTCTTCTCGGCCATATCGAGCAATTTTTTGGAATATCGGAAGGTGGCTGCAATTCCAATCGAATGCAGCTTTTCGCCGAGCTTAATCTGTACGTACATTCCAGGATACGGCATCCATTCACGAAAAAAGACTCGGAATCGAAAAAAGGGTGACTCGGATGGACGAATCCAGTCGTAGATGAATTTAAAACCTCGCCGCCAACGCCAATCGCAACTGAGAGCCTTACGTACGTTCATTTTTCCTCCGCGCCGAAATCATGCTGCCCTTACGCTCCGGCAGTTTCAATCCCTTGCTTGCATCGTCCCATTCTTTCACGCCAGACGCCCCCAGGGCCTTCTTCCCCGAGGGCGAATTGATCCAGCGTAACTGCGCTAGGCTTTTGGCTGGCATTTACTTTGCCTGGAGTGCGACTACCAGCGTAATCTTCAGCGTTCCGGTGCCGGTTGTGAAATTACCGGTTGCGGCGTTGATGTAGATGGGCTGGTTGTCATAGGTGGATTCGGTTGAGGAGGCAAGATATGCTCCAGCAAGCTGAATCACTTGCGCCACGGTTGGAGAGGTGAGGAATGTCGCGGCAATGGTTCCAGACAGAGCCTGTGTCAGACCACTGGTAGGTCCATATCCAATTGTGAGCGCGCCACCCGAAGCGTAGGCGGTTCCAGTGTTCTCATTGACCAAGTTCGCCTTGATGACGTCCCAAAAATACCCGACGCCGGGCGCGGGAAGCAACTTTACCGCAGTGGTATTCAACGCAAGAATCTGAGCATTGGTCAAACTCACTGTCACCGCTACCGGCCCGTCTCCAAGTCGATTGTCAACCAGTCCGACGCCGCCCGGAAGAGTCACAGCCAGCATAATCGCCTGCGTGCCTCCTTGTGCTACCCATTTTGAATCAACGACAACCTGACCTCCACCGATGCTGGAGGCGTAGTTGGTCGCTTCTTGCAGACCAAAGCTAGCACTTGCCACCGGGTCACCCGTGCCATGCTGATAGGTGAATGAGGCAGTAAATGAGCACGACTGATAGACCTGCGGGGTTGAGCAGGAGACAGCACTCGGGGTTACGGTTTCCTGGTTGGCTCCGGTTCCAATGGTGATCGGAGCGGTGGTGGAAAGCGGAGAAATAACGGTCCCATCTTTCAGGGCGATATTTCCATAGGCGACGGTAAGCGTAGCGGTACCGGTTGCAGACGGACCGCCAGCGAGATCAACGCTCAGGGCTGGAACATTAGGGGTGCTACCGTAGGCGAAGCTCAAGGCGCGAATCTGGCCAGCGAAACGGGTAGGATTGTCCTGGGCAAACGCTGTTACGCCAACCAACCCGGCTACAGCGAACAAAACGAGCGTGCGAAACAGCTTCATTTGCATTCTCCATGGGCATTTGCCCGGTTTAATAAAGGCTCTGATCCTCTTCCGGCTCTTCGCCGTCCTCGTGGCTGCCTTCGTCTTCCTCTTCGTTGAAGAACTTGCCCAAGTGAGACTTCAACTCCTCGATATTCTCATGATCGTGGGCTCCCTCTTCAGGCTCATGCGTTCCGTCTTCGTGGATGCCATGGGACTTCATTCCGTATCCATCATGCGAGACGATCATATGCTTCGATTCGGGTTCAGCCGCATGAAGGGCCTCGGCGGCGGCGTGCATGTGGTCGCCTTCCGGCTCCGTGCCGGTATCCACATGAGCAGGTGCTTTCTTTTCTTCCATAGGTGCGGGACGGTGCCCCATGCGTGATAGTGATTCAGCCATTGGATTGCTCCTGTGCCGGTTCCTCGGCGCTTGGTTCTATAAGATGTTCCGCGTTGCCTGGCACAGGGTAGGCCGGAGTAAACGCGTTTGCATGGTAAGGCTGCGGGCCGTCTACCACATGCGGCAATCCGAGAATAGGGGCACGCTCTTCAGCGGTTGCGTCCAACGCTGCTAGCTGTTCAGGGGTCACTGTTCCTCCATCTGTCCATTTGCGTTTTCCAGCGCTTCACGCGCCTGTCTCCAGTTTACACGCTTCGGAGCAGGCGCTTTCGCAATAATCTTCGGCTTTGCCGGTTCTATTGTCAAATGCTTTTCGTGCTCAACGAGCTTCCTGATATCTTCCTCAAGAGACGAAATCTTCTTCGAATGCACTACAGACAACTTCGCTATAATCATGGTCTCTCGCTTCAGAGTGGCAATTTCATCCATGATGCGATTGCCCCACCAGCAAAAACCCACGACACACACGATAAGGATCAGGCTTAGAATTATTTCTCCGGCCATCTTTTTATCTCCTTCAGATGAACACTGTAGAGAACGCAATGGTATTCAGGGTTTTCTGAAGCCATTGTGCCCTTCCACCCTCTGGTTGCTTCATCCTCCGTCATATACCACACTGCATGAACCGGTGCACTATTCCCCAGCCACCACTCAAGCATGAAGCAATCATTCACCTCACCGACCATCTGGCCCTCCGTTTTGGATTCTTCCGCTCTTTTGCTTCGAATCTACGCATGGCCATCGCCAATTCAGCCATACTTTCCGCAGTCGGTGTCTCGCCCGGAGAAATGATTGTAGACGCCAGCTCCGCACGCCTGACTTCCTTTGGAACTTTAACCGTGCCCAGCATGTCCTGAAGTCCGTATCGCAGGCAGTCGCCCACATCATCATAAAGGTGATCGGTCTTGAGAATATCTTCGCCACCCTTATCAGAATCATACTCCAGAGCGGGAATAGCTGATATAGCCTCCGGACACATGTCCGAGATAAACCACGTATCCGAATGGATCAGAGAGTACATGAACCGCCAGCCAGGAACACGCGAACCTGGGTCCATGTTGGCCTCCACGGGCTCCGGAAACGTACTGGCACCTTTCTTGAGCAACTCTGCCGGCGTGTGCTGGCTGCTCTTTTTACCGAACGCATCACTCGACAGTATCCACGCCTTCAACTTCTGTGAGCCGTTAAGCGATTGAATCTGCTGACCTAACTCGGTCTCTGATATGCCATTATCCGATAAATTCGCAATATGTTCCCTGAAAGTAAACACGCATTTACGTGGTTCATCCCAGTCCCTGCCCAGCAATTTTGCCTGTGCGGGACTCACAAACCCGTGCGCGTGCCAGTAAACCGGGCTTGCGTGCTTGTATCCCCAGTCCTGACCGATCCAGGTGGACCACCAAGGCTGAACGATCTGCATGACGATTGCGTGCTTGACTTTCCGCTCCGACTCCTCGAAGTTGATGAAGTATTGCCCTTCTGGGATTGTCCAATCTCCATCAAGTAAAGCCTTCCGCTTCTTTTCGGGCAACCCCTCCAACCCTTGCCGGTATGTCGCATCGAGATATGGATTATCGGACAGCAACGCAGGGATGAACTTGAATTCATGCTTGATGTGCTGCAATTCTTTCGGGAACTTCCTGTCCGGCCACATCGCCTTGACCCATTGCAGCCCGATCCCGGTCGGGTTCGTAGCTCCCAGGAAGCACGGCCTTGAGATTCCAGGAGTACGCAAACGGAACAACACAAGGTCTTCAAACACATCGCGCCTGTTTTCGGTGAGCTCCTCGACAGCTATATCGCAGAATTCAGAAGATTTATAGCTATTTGGGTCTTGCAGATTTCTCAACGCTATTCTTCCACCACCGTAATCTTCCTTGACAAAAAAGCAAAGCCCTTCCTTTTCAGTTCTTTGCGTCTTTCCCAGCCACGAAGGGAATTCGCGCTCGATCTTGCTGATCTGTCGATCTTGCAGGGTTGGATAGTCTACAGAAAACAGTCCTACGGTAAGCCCTTTAATTTCAGTCTCTTGGTATCGCTTAAGCAGTTGCCTCAAGCACCACCAGCGCAGCAGGTAACTTTTTCCGCCTCCCGCAGCGCCACCGTATAGAACAAACCGGTATCGATCTGTGGCCACTATGCACTCCTGCTGCTTGGGAGTAGGATGGATTAGGTCGTCCCATAGATCAATATCAATCATCTCGATACGATCAAACTGCCAGACGTCGGTGCAATAGAGAACGCAAATCGCATCCATCCGCCAGAGAGATTGTAGGCCAGAGACGATCCAGCCGTCACGATGCAGCCAGACAGCGGCTGATAATTTGCTGCCACGTCTGTAGCGGCCCACTGGCCAGTAGCATCCTGGTTGGTTGTGTTGACAATCATAATCGTCACTCCAGCGCCGCCCGCCGATGGGCCTACTGCGAATTGGCTGCTTGTGGTAACGCCGCTGTCGGTTGATGCGACAAGCGTGATAGGGAAATCCTGATAAAGCGCAGCGGGTTGAGCAGATGGATAAGACGGCATGGATCACCTCGCCTAGATCATATCACCGCTTTGAGCACCACCGCTGGTGCATACCGCCCATTGCGTTGCACTCGTGGCAGATAGTGTTGGTTATTGTTATTGTCGGGACGACAGGGATTGACACCTGCTGCAATCCAGAGGCTACGACGGCGCTTGGACTGTCATCCCTGCAAGGTTGTGCGTGTCCTTCCACGCCGCTCCCCGATAATATGGCAATGCAATACGCCCGCAGAGTCTGGTGAGCCAGCGCCGCCTGCGATTTGAGTCGCGTTACAAGTGTCACATCAATGTTGCGTATATTAAGGTCTGCCATGCGTTTATTGTAACATCCGTCACAGATTACCGCACAATCACCCGCTTTACAGCCACTTCGCCGGAGTGCTCCACGTCGATCTTCTCGCCGTACACCTTGGGATTAAGTTGCCCAGCACGCCTCATAAGCGCCTGATAAATAAGCTTGCTGCGCTCTACATTATCCCTCGTCGTAATCTCTGCGCCGTCCTTATTGGTCTTGACCTGCTCGCCGTTGCGGTCTGTCATCGCGTGTTTGACCGCAAGTCCTGCAATATGATCGGCTTGCATCTCACGCGCACGTGCGGATTGCTCCACCATAGCGGGGACCGTCTTCAGCCATTTGTACCAAGTGGACCGAGACGGGACAGCAACTCCTTCATTCGACAGAGTTTCCAGGACGTCCTCCAGCCCGACCGGATTGATCGCTATCCTATCCCAGATCATCTCAGCTATTTCAGGGTCATACGGGAATGCTCTACCCTCTGACATTGTCATATTCTCCTGCTTATATCTTATAATAAAAAGTTTTCCACAGGGTAAGCGTATCATTTTCATCAGTTTAGTTGAGTTTTCCACATTTGCACAGATATTTATTTTGACAGAACTATTGACATCATTGGAATCTGTGCTATCGTTGTAATTGTTGGTGGATGAGAAGTAGCCAACAGCGCAGACCGACCGGCTAAACAGGGAGGAGGAGTGGGACACCAGATAATCCCAGCCCGCTCATCGGCCTATAGGTGAGCAGTACAGGAGAAAACAAGCCATGGAATTGACGTACAGCAACCCGAGGATGAGAGCCGTAATAGAGAACTGGCCGAGCGGCAGCAAGCGCGTTACAGCTCAGTTCGATATTGAGCAGTCAAAGCGCGGTGAACGGGCCTTGCGCCAGACCACAGGAGCAACCAAGATGCTCACCTATGCCAAGATGGCGCGGATTGTAGACGGAAGCGATGGGCGCACCTACATCGCCAACCTCACCGAATTTGGACACATCTCAATCATGCGCGGCGGGCGCAGGATTGGAAATCCTCGGCAGTACATGACCCCAGAACAGCTAAAAGCAGAATTGACGGCACTCACCCTGTAGTACAGCGCACTTTGATTCAAGGAGAATGACATGGAAATCAAGAGCATTTACGATGCAGTGATTTTTGTCTCGGCTGCACTCACCATCAAAGACGCGCTGATTGAGGCCGTCAAGGCAAAAACCAACCTGTACGGTGCCGACCTGCTCGGTGCCAACCTGAGCGGTGCCGACCTGAGCGGTGCCTACCTGTACGGTGCCAACCTGTACGGTGCCAACCTGAGCGGTGCCAACCTGAGCGGTGCCAACCTGAGCGGTGCCAACCTGCGCGGTGCCGACCTGCGCAGTGCCAACCTGCTCGGTGCCAACCTGAGCGGTGCCAACCTGCTCGGTGCCAACCTGTACGGTGCCGACCTGAGCGGTGCCGACCTGCGCGGTGCCAACCTGAGCGGTGTCAACCTGAGCGGTGTCAACCTGCTCGGTGCCAAGAACACGGAGCAATCTCTTGCTAAAATCCAATTCATCCCAGAGACGGGAAGTTTTGAAGGTTGGAAGATCTGCCGAGATAAAGTTCTTATTCATTTGCTCGTTCCCGCAGACGCCAAACGTAGCCACGGATCAGAGCGCAAATGCAGGGCTTCACATGTGCAGGTTATTGATGTGATAGGAGGAGAGTTTGGGGTTTCCGGAAATGATATGCAAGTGGTTTACCGTAAAGGCGAAACCGTGATAGCGGATTCATTCGATGAGGATCGCTGGAATACCTGCACGCACGGCATTCATTTCTTTTTGACCCGCATTGAGGCCCAAAACTACACGCTGTAATCAACCGCATAAGGAGCAGCAAAAATGGAACGCTATGAAGCTAAGATCACTCTCCGCAATGCAGCGCATTACCTTGAGTCGCAACGTTACGACACTCCGATTACCGGCATTACGCTGGACGATCTAAGCGATGCAATCGACATACTTTATAAAGCGATGGAGGTTGCGTAATGGGAGCGCATGAAACCGCTGTACATCAACTCGGTTTAGCGGCTGAAACTATCGCCGAACTCAAACGCCAATTATCCGCAACCGAAGAGTGTTATCAGCGCGTGTCTGACCTGGCTGAAAACTTGACTGGAACTCTTCGCTCCATCCGAGACGCAAATTACCGGGAGTGGGACAAAGGGTTAGACCCAGGGAACACTACCACTCTAGCAACGCCTGCCGAGTTTGTGAAGTGGGCGCAAAACATCGCAAGAAACGCTATCGACCCTTCATTTACTTTTCCCTTACCGCTTAACGATGATGAAATTCATGATGGTTGTCCTTATGTCGAGTATGAGGGTGGAAAAATCTGGTTTCAGGCTGCATCTTGGTATCGGAGTCAAATGAGAAAGAGGAAAAAATGAACCGATCCCAGATTGAAGCATTGACATCCAAGCACCATCGCTGCAACGGAAAGACTTGCACGTGCACCTGTGACCGGAGATTTCTAGCTAACGGAGAGATGCTTATCGGACCCGACCATCGCGCGGGAGTCCCCTGCACACACTACGATACCGAGTTGATTCCAAAGCCTGGAACTAAATCCTACGAGTGGTACGAGGAAAATGATCCTCAATCACTAACAGATTCTCGCGCCTAACCAGCACATTGAGAGGAGCATACACGCCATGCCGACAATCCACATAAAGCTCGACGAATCAACCAAGAAGGA